GCGCGCTTGCTGGGGCCAGCGGATCGAAGGCGAGCCCGCAGCGCTCGGCGAGCCAGCCCGGCAGCGTGACGGCCAGGCGCTCGCCCTCGACCGGCTCTCCGGCGATCTGGATGCGGCTGCGCGGCAACCAGTGACCGTTGGCGTGGGATCCGCCGACCGAGGCCAGGATCGTGACGACGCGCGCGCCGTCCAGGACGGCCCAGACCGCGCCGACCCAGCCGCCGCTGGCGCCGGCGTCGACGAGCGGCGCGCATTGGCGGGCGGCCTCCAGCCGCAGCGCCTCCACATCGACGCCATGGACCCGCTCGATCCAGCGCAGCAGCGCATGATCGCTGACCCAGGGCTTGGGGGCAGGAGGCTCGGGCGTGCGAGGCTCGCTCATGCGGCCCTCCCACGAAGGAGGGCCGCGAGCGGGGTCAGGCCGGGAGATCGTCCGGTTGAGCCCGATCCAGGTGATCGGCCAAGATTTCGAACAGAGCCGCCAGGCCGCCGGCGTTCACTTGGACGGTTTCGCAATCCTTGGCCCGCGACGCCGTGAGCTGTTCGAGCGCCCGGAGCATGATCGCGGTCTGGTAGGCAGCGCTCTCGATATCCTGCCGAGGGACCTTCCGCTGAGCCGCCATGGCTCAGATATCCCGGAAGAGATCGACCTGCATGCCGGCCAGCGGCCGGTCGATGATGCGCATCGCCAGAAGCTCGCGCACCGCCTGCTCGATCTTGTGGCGGGGATAGTTGTAGGACCGCCAGGTCTGATCGAGCGACCAGCCTTCCTCCGTCGCGATCTTCACGACGATGTAGATCGGCTTCAACCTGGTCGTGTCGCCGCGCAGCTTGGCGAGCAGGAACTTGACGTCGGCCATGGCCTTCGCTTCCATGGCCGCGAAGGCCCGATGAACCTCCACCGAGACCTGCGCGGCGACCGGAGAGCGCAGCACTGCCGAGAGGGCGTAAGCCCCGCCATCCGTGAATGCCAAAGGCTCGTATCGCGCCATCGTCGGAAGCGATTTGGCGATCACAGTCTGTGACCGCAAAGCCTCCGCCTCGGCCTCGGTGAGCCTGAACACGAAGTCGCTTGGAAAGCGGGCCGGGTTGCGCCGGACGGCTTGGTTGAGAGCATTGACCTTTGTGCCGTAAATCTCCGCCAGATCGGCCGCCAGCATGAATGGCTCCCGGCCGGGCAGGACGTGGATACGAGCCTCGCGGCCCGCGATATCGAATAGGGTGTTCATCGTCGTCTCCAGAGGTTTTGAGAGCCATGCGGCTCCGGGAGTTGGAAACATCGCCTCTGGACGATGCCCGCGCGCCTTTAGGGGCAGCCCTCGAAAGGACATGGCCCATTGGACATTCGCGCGCGGCTCCCGGATGATCGTGTGCTGAAGACGCGATATCGGGGCGTGGCCGCCAGAGGTGATGCCGCTTCGTTTCGCTTTCCAAGGCTTGACGAAGCGCATTAACCATGCGCCGATTTGCGGGTTCTGTCAAAACGTGGGGCGAAAAATGTCGCGCTTCCAACCCTTCGTGGAGGAGGCATGCACGGCGCTGGGCCTTGTGCGGCCGGACCACGCTCGATGGGTGGCGAAGCTGATCGAGAGATACGGCTTCGATGCGCCGCGCATGGCGCGCACCGACGGGACACCAATGACGGTTGAGGAGCGGCGAGACCTGAAGCTCGGCAATCTCAAAATGTCGAACGAGGCGTGGGCCGCCCTGTCGGATCGCGGGCGTCACCAGCCCGGCGACGGCATCGAATTCACAATACGACGGGCGATGTCCGCTATGCAGCGCGACCGCGAGAGAACAGACATCCTGCTGAATGCCGCCGTTCAGGAAGTCGAAGTGCAAGCTTGGGATCCCTGCGCGGCCGTCGAGGCGCTGCAATCGGTGACGCCCGTGCTTCCGAAGCACTTGATGCCGAGATTCCCGCTGGCCGAATGCCAAAAGGTGGTCTGCGATTGTCGGGTCACACCGCACTACAAAGCCCCGCAATGGGCGAGCTTCAGCGCTGACGAAGCCAACGATACCGGCGCACTCGAAGTCGTCGCTGCCGAACCTCAGAAGCCGGGGCGAATGCGCGCCGCAGCTGCGCGGGTCGCAAAATGGACGTGGAATGGCCTCGCCCTCTTCGGACTGCTCACCGTTGTTCTGATGTTGGCGCGCTGACATCACGCGGCCCTCCAGGCGACGGCGCGCGGCCCGCAGGGCGCGAGGTCCCAGCGCTGGCGGCTGGCGCTGGGGTTAAGGCAGAGCCAGCGCCCGCCGTCGTGGTGCGAGACGATCTTGACGTGGCCGCCGGCGCGGCCGCGCCGCTCGACCTGGACGGCGCCGGGCTTTGGCCCCGAGGGGCGGCCCCAGGCGAGAAAGCTTAGCGCCATGGCCGAGCCGGTCGTGGGCTTGCCCATGCGGGCGAGGTAGCGATTGACGTTGATTGCGCAGACGAGCCGGCCGCGCACGAAGGCCGGCGGCGGCGGCAGCGGGATGCTCACCCAGCGGCCGGTCTCGACGATTGCGATGGGTTTGCGGATCCGCTTCGAACGGCTTTCGACGGGGGCCTCGCCTTGCATCCGAACGAAGGCGAGCGCCGAGGCGTCTTCCCTCTCCTGAGCCCGCGCCGGGCGGCCGCCCAGCAGCGCCAGTCCGACCAGGCCCAGCGCCAGCGCTGCCAGTAGAGCCGCGCGGCGCAGCTGCGCCGACGGGGGCGCGAGGAGCACTGGCGCGGCCTCGGCGAGCCGCAGCGCCTCCAACGGCACGGCATGGGCCGCGTAGGCGCCGTAGATCACACTGACATAGCCCTGGCCGAAGGCGGGGTCGCCATCCGCCACGATGCCGGCGCGCTCGCCGTGATCGTGCGTCTCGTCGTGGGCGAGCACGATCACGCGGTCGCCGCGGCGGAAGGAGCGGGCGGCCATCACGAGGCCTCGCCCGGCATGGCGTCGCCGTCCTCGCCCTCTTCGAGCGGCTCGCAGACGGTCCAGTGGACCGAGAAGCGCCCGCATCCTTCGACGTCAATGGCGACCCAGTCACCATCGACCTTGAGGACGAGCGCTGCAAAGCAAGCTGGGCCGAGCTGCTCGTCGTGGGAATGGACGCGGATGGCCTGGCCGCGGACGAGCCTGGGACGGCCGGGCTCGCCGGTCGATGCCACGGTCTGCGGTTCGATGTAGGGGACGCGGGTGACGGCCGCGAAGGGAATGATCTGGGCGGTCTGGGCTGACATGGGGATTGCTCCTTTCAGTTGAAGGCGACGGGTTCGCCGGTGCGGAGGTCGACGGGGCCGAACGGCGCTGCGGCGATCGCGTCGAAGGCGTCGCGGAGGTCGGCGACGTCGGGCTGCTGGCCGCTGCTGATCTGGACGGTGCGCTCCATCGCCATGGCCGCGCCCAGCAGCACCTCGCCGATCAGCGCGGCGGCCTGGTCGGGCGCGGCGCCGGCGGCGCTGAGCCCGTTGAAGAGTTCCGCGCATTGCTCGGCGAAGTGCTTGATCAGCGGCCGCCGATGCTCTCGCAGGCCGGGATCGGTGAGACGGGCCATCGTCCCCTCCTCACGCGTTCGCGATGTCGATAGAGACGGCGCGCCACGGCCCGTCGGCCTTCTCGCGGTCGTAGAAGCGCAGATACGCCTTGGTGCCGGTGACGCGGATGCTGTCGCGGATCGCGTCCATGGCGCGCATCCAGCGCTCGTCCTGGATGTCGAGGCGCAGCAGGCCGAACAGCTCGGCCCGGTTGATCTGGCCTTCCTTGTCGACGGAGAAGACGCGGTTCACGAGGGCCGCGATCTCGGGCCGGCTCTCCGCGCCCCATTCGAGCAGGCAGACGTCGATGAGCTTCTTGGCCTCCTGCAGTTCGGCGCCGAAGCTGATCTGGTCGGCGATCTGCACCTGCACCTTCTGCAGTCCGTCGTAAGACTGATAGGTGACGTTGCCCTTGAGGCCGCCCTTCTTGCCGCCGTACTCCTGCTCGAGCAGCGACTGGAAGGCGTTGAGGTCCTCGAAAGTGTGACCCTTGAAGCGGGCGATCTGGGCGCTCAGCTCGCGGGCGAAGAACATCACCTTGCGCACGGTCTGATCCTCCAGCTGGTGCTGGGGCTTGACCATGTCGCGGGGCATCAGAGCGCCCTTGGCGTCGGCCATGTAGTCGCGGCCGGAGATCATCGTGACGCCCGCCTGGAGCGCCAGATCGAGCGGCGCGGGCCTCTCGGGGAAATCGTTGTCGACGGGCATCAGGCCCTCCTCTTCAAGGTTGCTTCAAGGGTGTTCATCGCGGCCGCGAAGGCCGCGCGGCTGGGCTTTTCACCCGGCGTGAACTCGGCCTGGGCGAGCGCGCGCCAGGCGGCGACGGCGGCCTCGGCGGCGCGCCAGGCGCGGGCGGAGGCGACCGCCGCCTGCGCGCTGCTCTGGGCCGTGGGAGACGGCCGGTAGGGCGCGGGCTCGGCCATGCCCAGCGCGCGGCGGGAGGCGGCCAGCGTGTCGCCATCGACCCGGCCGACCCGGACGGCGTCCGCGATCGCCTCGATCCGCCCGCGCAGGGCCGGATCGCGCTCGCTCTCGCTCTCGATCCGCCGGTCGGCGGACAGGACCGTCGTGTGGTCGCGCCGGAAGCTGGCGCCCAGCGCCGGCAGGGAGCGCTTGGTCATCCGGCGCGCGACATGCATGGCGGCGACGCGCGCATCGATCACCTGGCGGGCCATGGCCCGCGACAGGATCTGATGCGGCGTCACCCGGTAGGCCTCCGCCGTGGCGGCCAGCACGAGGGCGACGTCGCCGCCGGTGGCGAGAGCGGCGCTCATCAGCAGCACCCGTCGTACATGTCGGCGAGCATGGCGGGCGCATCGCGCTCGGCCCGTTCGAGGGCCGCGCCGATCTCGCCCAGATGCGCGGCGACGCCGGCCAGGAACAGGCGCTCGGGCTCTCGCAAGCCCAGCGTGCGGCCGGCGAACTCGCGGAGCTGCGCCTGCAGCATGCCCAGCTCGGCGGCCACCTCGCGCGCGGCCTCGGGCAGGCCGACGCCGGCGTTGATCAGGATCAGCTGGCGGGCGGCGGAGAGGCGGTCGGAGGAGAGATGCGGGGAAGAAAGAGGAGGAGATGCGTGATGCGCGCTCATGCTGCTGCGTCCTGGATGCGGTCGGGGTTGAGGGGGCAGCCCTGGCAGGCCTGCCAATGCTTGACGTCGGAGCGGGAGGCGGAGGCGCTGGAGAGCGGGCGCTCGCGGTAGGCGCGGCATTCCGCCGGCGTGAGATCGGCCGCCAGATGCGGGCAGCGCACCAGCTCGGCGAGCCGCTCCACCAGCTTGGCGCGCAGCTTGCGCGTGTCGCCGGGATAGCGGCCGTCGAGCGCCTGGCTGATGGCCGAGCGCGAGACGCCCAGATGCCGGGCCAGCGCGGCGCGGCTGTCGCCGTGGGCCGCGAGCCAGGCCTGCGCCAGATCGAGCGCCTCCTGGTCGAGCTGCGGCCAGTTCTTGGCGAGGGGATAGTCTTTCGCGAGGGGATCACGCGGCATCGCGGGCCTCCCCCGATGGAGCGTTCTGCGGATCGGACAGGGCCGCACCCTGCCCCTCGTCCGCCGCCTGCTTCCGCAGGGGGACGTGATCGCCGAGGTTGGGATCGAAGAAGACCGTGCCCTGCTTGCGCAGGACGGGCGCATGCGGCCCGGTGTCCCGCGCGAGCCGCCATTGCCGCGGCGCGGCCGCGCCTGTGGCCGCGCTGGCCGCCCGGGCCGGGAGCACGACGAGATAGCCGGCCGCCAGAAGCGCGCGGGTGTAGCGGTGCAGCGTGCGGATCGCGTGGCGATCCTCGGGCCTGGCGGCGAGGACGGCGAGGCTGCCCACCGTGAAGCGGCCAGAGAGCTGCATCGCGGTCCAGGCGCGCTGGCGCAGCGTGTCGGCCACGGGACGGCGCGTGCCGGTGGGCGAGGCGATCGACGGGCGCGCGCTGGCGTGGCCCTCGATCAGCAGGAGCCGGCCGCGGTCGAGCAGCGCGAAGCCGCCTTCGGGACCGCGCCCGATCAGATCGAGCGCGACTGCGCGGCCGACGAGCTGCGCCGTCAGATCAGGCGTCCAGGGCAGCAGCGCCTGCAGCTGCGCCAGCGCCCTGTTGGGGGCGACGGCGATCGCGCCGACGAGGGCGGAAAGCTGCAGCACGGTGCCGGGGTCAGAGATGGCCTTGGCTGGGGAGCAGGTCTTAGCTGAGGGGGCCATCACAGCGCCCCCGGGACGATGATGGGCGCGCCGGTGCGCCGGTCGTTGACGATGGGCTGGCCCGCGAGCGTGGCGAGCCGGACGGGCTGGCCCTCGGAGGCCGCGTTGCGCTTGCCGACCCGCTCCACGGTGGCGAGCGCCTCCATGACCTCGCGGTTGTAGCCGCCGGTGACGCGGTGCGTGAACTCGACCACGTCGTCGGCGACGGGCACCTCGCAGATGCCGTCGTAGAAGGCGCGGACGTCATCGGTGCTCGCCTGCTCGAAGCGCACGTACTGCGCGATGCGCGAGGCCACCTGCGGGAAGGCCGTGAGGTTGTCGCGGATCCGGCCCATGCCGACCAGCACGAAGACGATGTCCCCCATGTCGGAGAAGTCGCGGATGCTCTCCATCAGGTCGCTCTTGCGGCTGATGTGGTCCGCTTCGTCGATCACCACCGCGAAGGTCTGGCGGCGCAGCCCCATGGGCTGTTAAGGCTGTCTGGAACCGCTTGACGTTGGCGGTTTCCACGAAGGCGTTTCTCACGTATGCTCTCCTGGTTTATGCTGCTCCGGCGGTCCGGGACGATCTCACGAGCTTTCTCAGGGCCTCGAGATCGACCCCGGACATCCGGAGCAGTTCTTGCGTTGAGGGGGTCGTCAGCAGCTCCGTCAGGAGCGCGATGTCCGAGCCGGTCGCCCGGTCGGGGTTCGCGGCGATCCAGGCGGCGAAGCCCGTATCGTCGCGGAACAGGGGGCGGCCTGCAGAAGCCAAGCCGCCAGAAGCGTTGCCGCCGGAAGCGATCCCGCCAGTGGGGATCGCCGCGGGAGCCAGATCCACGATGTTGGAAGGTGCGACCGCGGGCGCTGGAAAGGCGGCAGCTGGAAATGCTGGCGCGTGATCGAGGAGCGCGGCCGGCGACAACTCCTGCTCGATGACGCCGGCCTTGCGCTCGAGCCGGCCTAGCCGGGCCTTGTTGCGCTTCTCCATGGCGGCGCGCTCGGCTGTGAGCGGCACGTAGCGCGTGCGGTGGCCCTCGAACTGGGCGACCGCGAGCAGCCGGCCGGGCTGGCGCTCGCCGTCGACCTCGTCGATCGCCCTGACCAGGACGCGGCGCGCGTCGCGGATGTCGTAGCCGACGATCACGTCGGAGCCGTCGAGCGCCTCCAACTCGGGCGCGAAATAGCTGTTGCCCAGCCATTCCACGAGCGCTCGCCTGGTGCGGCGGATGACCCATGGCCGGAAGAGGTCGGCGGCCTCGTCGGCGGTCGGCACGATCGGCTGGAAATCCTTCGTCTTGAGATCCCACAGCTCGCGGGGCGTCATGTGCCGGCGGCGGCCGAGCTGCGCGTCGTGGATGAGCGGCAGCGACGAATGCGGCCTGTCGTTGTAGCCGGCCAGCGTCTCGTCGATCAGCGCCAGGAACGCCGTCCAGGAGAGCAGGAGCCGGGACGAACCGGTCGCCGCGATCTCGCGCCGCGTCGTCTTAAAGGCGACGAGCTTCGCCTCCTTGTCCATGTCGCGGCCGATATAGGTGGGCAGCGACTTGGCGGCGTGGGTGTAGGCCTGGTTGAGCCGCTCGATGACGCCCTTCGCCTGCGAATTGTAGGGTAAGGCCCGCATCGGCGTGACGCCCAGCCGCGAGAGCAGGCCGGTGAGCGGGGCCGTCATCGCCTCGTTGACGTAGCCGGGGCCGCGATCGGTGTAGAACAGGGCCGGGATGCCGCCGGGGCGGCCGTCTTCCGGCGCGCAGGCGCGGCGCAGCGCATCCGCCACCGCATGGGCGCTTTCGTCGAGCGCGGCCGACCAGCCGACGGCGCAGCGCGTGGCCACGTCGACGATCGTCGTGATCTCCGGCCGGAAGGGCTGGCCGTGGATCGGGTGCTGGACCTCGGCGTCGAACGTCTTGCCGTCGGCCGAATAGACCGACGTGGGCGACAGATCGGAGAAGTCGCGGGCGACATAGGCCTGGCGGGCGCGCATGGCGAGCTTGCCGGCCCGGCCGCGCATGCGCTCCAGCGCCGGGAGCTTGGCCAGGCCGTCGCGCGCCTGGCGCAAGGTGGGGCGGGGCGCGCCCGCCGGCAGGGCGGCGCACAGATCGCGCAGCGCGGCCGAGATCGAGGGCTTCGACGGCCGGGCGTAGAAGCCCATGAAGGCGTCGAACCAGGCGGGAAGCTCCGCCTTGTCCCGCGTCGTCTCGGGGGCCAGCGCGATCACGCCGCGGTCCTCGCGGGCGCGCAGCCAGCGGTAGATCGTGGGCCGGCTGATCACGGCCTCGCCGCCGGCGCGGTCGTTGGCGCGCCGCACGGTCTGCGCCTGCGACGGATCGAGCCGGCCGGCGCGCGAGGCATCGGCGAACTCGCGGATCGCCTTGTCGCGGCCGACGCCGCGCATCATCGCCTCGGCGTCGATCGCCAGCAGCAGCGTCTGGCGCGCCTCCATCACCAGGCGCTGGCGCGCCGTCAGATCATGGGCGGCGAGCGCCAGCATCTGACGCTGGTCGGCCTCGCGCGCGGCGGCGAGAAGTTCGCCCGGGGTTTCGGCGGCGGGGACGGCGGGGCGCTGCAGCGCAGCCTGGGCGGCCGGCGGCAGAGCCGAGACATGCGCCTCGAGCCCGCCGCCGCGGCCCTTGCGGGGGCGGACGAGGTCAGGGGAGGAGGCGGCGAGGCGGGAGAGCCAGCGCGTCGCATTCTCACGGCTTCGCGGGAGGCCCGGCAGCTCCGCCGTCGCGATCTCGGACGCTGAGAGCCAGCGCGTCATGCGGCTCTTCCGGTGCGGGCGAGGTCGGGACGGGTGCGCAACAGCGGGCGGTCGGCCTCATCGTACCAATGAGGCCAGAGCGCGTGGCGCGTCTCCCCGGCCGCCTCGGCGATCACCGTGTGGGCGTTCGGGAAGCGGCGGGTGAGTGCCTTGTAGAGCGTGTTCGGGCCGAAGCCCGAGCGGCGCTCGATCTCTTTGATCGTGGTGCCGCGCTTGCGGACAGCCGCCAGGATGTCCTGCGGATGCCATGCGCCCTTTTCGGCCCTGCTCGCCAC